CAAAGCATTTGAGGTGTGGTGTGAAACAGTCACCGACATCAATATGGGAGAGACTGATACCCCAAAAGCTACCAATCCGGAAGTATAAATCGGCTCATTTGGGAGCTGGCAATATCGACCGGATTGCCACGATCGGAGTTTCAAACCGCTGAGGATGTTTTAACCGCATTTGAGATATTGGAGAAGCGCAATGGCAACTGATGCAATCACTTACGACAAAAGTGATTTGCGCGGCATCATTAAAGCTTTTAAAGCTATGGATGAAGCTGCCGTTGCACAGGCCAAAGGTGTTTCCAATGGGTTGGCCACTTATCTGCAATCAAAGATCAAAGGCGAGGCCACCAATCGGCCAAACAATGCAGCTAGTCGTATTGCCGATGGATCGCGTGTTAGTAAGTCATCAAAGATCGGTGAAATTTCATTTGGCTTTGTTTCTCAAAAATTTAGCGGTGGCGGTACAACCCAACAGCTTTGGGGCGGTTATGAATTTGGATCAAACAAGTTCAAACAATTCCCGGTTTGGTCTGGCCGTCAAGGTCGAGGATCGCGCGGCTATTTCATTTACCCAACATTGAGAGCTGAGCAACCGCATATCATTGCTCAATGGGAAACAGCGTTTTCTAAGATTTTGAAGGAGTGGTAATGGCCGGTCAATCAAGAACACTCAAGCTTTCAATCCTTGGCGATATTGATCAGCTTAAAAAAAGCCTAGACACCGGCAGCAAAGAAGTTCAATCTTTTGGGTCAAAGCTAGGCGATTTTAGCCGTAAGGCCGGATTGGCATTTGCCGCAGCTGGAGCTGCCGCAGCCGTTTATGCTGGCAAATTAGCCGTTGATGGGGTCAAAGCGGCCATTGCAGATGCCGCTGCACAAGACAGACTGGCTTTGACTTTACAAAATGTCACAGGTGCCACCAATGCCCAAATTAAAAGCACAGAGGATTACATCACCAAAACATCATTGGCTTTTGGCGTAACCGATGATGATTTAAGGCCATCGCTGGAGCGTTTAGCGCGTGCCACAGGCGATGTCGAGAAGGCTCAAAGATTGCAAGGCTTGGCCATTGACATTGCTGCCGGTAGCGGTAAATCGCTCGAAGCCGTTTCAAATGCTTTGGCAAAAGCTCAGGAAGGCAACACAGCAGCTTTGGGCAAATTGGGTGTTGGCTTAAGTGCTGCAACGCTTAAAACACTTTCGATGGATGAGATCACAAAGAAGCTGGCAGATACCTTTGAAAATCAGGCATCTGTCAAAGCTGAAACATTTCAAGGCAAAATGGATCGGCTCAAGATTGCATTTGATGAAGGCAAAGAAACAGTCGGTTCATTCATTCTTGATGCAATAACACCAATGGTCACAGTTTTTGTGGATAAAGTAATCCCAACGCTTGCGAAAATGGCAGACAGTATTGGCACAAATCTCAAAGACCCAATGAACGCGGTAAAAGATGTTTTGACAGGTTTTCTCATACCGGCTTTTAAAGCGTTGTACAGTTATTTGACCGATTTTGTTGTGCCATTTTTTGCGAATATCTTTGGCCCGGCTTTATCCGGATTGCGTAATGCTTTCAAAACAATTAGCGATGCCATTGTCGAAAATGAAGCTGATCTCAAACCATTGTACACGCTGTTCAAAAATGTATCTCAATTTGTGGTGGATTATTTGGCACCAGCAATTGGAACAATTCTCAAAACCGCATTTACTGTAGTGGGTTCAGCAATTGCAGGTGTAATAAATAGCGTTGCAAATCTCATTGGTTTCTTTGATGATGTCATTGATAAAGTCAAACAATTTATCAATTTGGTTAAAAGCAATCCATTGGTAGAAGGCCTTGGAAGCGTGATTGACAAGGTTTTTGGTGGCGGTAAAGCTGCCGGTGGCCCGGTAAATGCTGGCACCACATACCTTGTTGGTGAGCGTGGCCCAGAGCTGTTCACGCCATCGGGAAGCGGCTCAATTATCCCAAATCATCGATTGGGTGGTGGTGGTGGTGGCATCAACATAACAGTCAATGGCGCACTTGATCCCGAAAGCGTTGCACGCCAAATCATCACAATTCTTAACAATTCAAGCTATCGAGGCACGCTAGGTGCTGGAGCTTTGGTATGAGCCTTTGGAATCCCGCATATCAGATTTTGATCGATGGGGTTGATTACAGCTCATCGACCATTGCAAATCTAGGAATCACATCCGGGCGCACATCGATCTATGAACAACCTGTGGCCGGATATTGCTCGGTTGAGCTAATCAATTTCGACAATACCGATTATCCTTTTACAGTTGGAACAGACATTTTGATTTCAATCAAAGATTCAACCGGCACATTTGTGAATTTGTTTGGCGGCTTTATTTCAGACCTAGAGATTTCGGTGCAATCGGCTGGATCGGTCGGATATACAACAGCTGCACGAATTACGGCTTTAGGAGCTTTGGCTCGATTGGCGCGAGCAAACTGGGAATTGGCTTTGGCTAAGGATTTTGATGGGGATCAGGTATATGCCATTTTGTCAGATTTGCTGCTAAACAATTGGAACGAAGTTGCACCAGCTTTACAATGGAATCAATACGATCCGACTACAACATGGGCCAACGCTGAGAATGTAGGCCTTGGCGAGATTGATCAACCCGGGCAATATGAAATGGTTGCGCGAGCTGCCGATCCTGTCTCGAGCTATACATTGGCCTCACAAATTGCCGAATCTGCATTGGGTTATTTATTTGAGGATTCATCCGGCCGTATCGGATATGCCGATGCATTACACCGACAGACATATTTGCAAGACAACGGATACACCACAATCTCAGCAAACACATCAATTGGCGTTGGTTTAAAGTCAATTACCCGGTCAGGTGATGTCCGAAATTACATCACTTTAAATTACAAAAATTCAAAAATCGATGTGAGCGATTTGGCATCGATCGCCCAATATGGCAAATTTGCTGAAATTTTTGACACCAATTTGGAAAATGCCGGTGAAGCCTTGGCCGTTGCCGAAAGGCGTTTGCAGCTCAAAGCTTATCCACGCGCGTTTTTTGATTCGATCGAATTTCCATTGGGATCACCCGAAATCGATGATTCAGACCGCGATGATTTGCTCAACATATTCATGGGCTTACCGCTGGAAATTACAGATTTACCGGCAAACATTGTGAACAGCGTTTTTCAAGGCTATGTCGAAGGCTGGACATTTCGAGCCTCCTACAATGCTTTATCAATCATCATTAACGCATCACCAATTGAATTCTCCCAAGTGACACTCCGATGGAATCAAGTGTCTGCTTTGGAGTCTTGGAATACAATCAACCCAATACTTACATGGGAAAACGCGATCGGATCGGTGGCATAAATGGCAACTACAACTCCCAATTTTGGCTGGCCGGTGCCAACGAGCACCGATTTGGTCAAAGATGGCGCAACAGCAATTGAAGCTTTAGGAGATGGCATCGACACATCGATGGTCGATCTCAAAGGCGGTACAACCGGACAGATTTTGGCTAAGGCCACAAATGCAGATATGGATTTTGCATGGGTTACAAATGAAGTCGGAGATATCACAGCAATCACAGCATCCTCACCGCTTACTGGTGGGGGCACATCCGGTGATGTAACTGTTGGGATTCTTGATGCAACCACATCAAACAAAGGTGCTGTGCAGCTTTCGACATCAACATCAAGTACATCAACCAGCTTGGCCGCGACAGCTTCAGCCGTCAAATCAGCCTATGATTTGGCCGATGGTGCAATTGCCAAAACAACTGTCACAACCGCTGGCGACATCATTTATCGCAATGCAACTGTCCCGGTTAGACTGGGTATTGGTACGGCTAGTCAGGTGCTTGCGGTCAATTCGGGTGCAACGGCTCCAGAGTGGGTCACACCATCGACTTCAGGAATGACTTTGCTTAATTCAACAAACTTTTCAGGCGCAGCAAGTTTTGCGGTTGATAGTGTTTTCAGTGCGACTTATGATTACTACAAAATAATCTGTACTAACACCAGTGGATCAGGCTCAGCAGCAGAAGTCCGAATTAACTTCCGTACAGGTGGAGTCACTAACACGGCTGCATCTTATTATTATGCTGGTCAGGCTAGACTTTTCGCATCTGCTACTTCTGACTTTTCTAATGCGGCTGCTACCACTAATGCATTTGTGTGGAGAACTAATGGAAGTCTTTGGTCTGGAGAATTAGAAGTTTACAATCCTTTTGCTGCTCAGCGCACTTGGTTCACAGGCGCGAAGTTAGACACATCCGAAGCAGGAACAGTCGGTGGATATTTTGATAATACAACATCTTTTGATGGTTTTGCAATTACTAGCACAGGGTCGGCTATTGCTGGAAATATCAAAATCTACGGATATAAGAACTAGGAGATCAAATGACAAAAATCTATGTATCCAATGCAACAACTGGTGAAGAAGTGCTACGCGATATGACTGAAACTGAGGAAACCGATTACCAAAAGATTTTGGCCGAGTCTGTTGCACTTAAAAAGGCACAATCCAAGGCTGAATTAGATAAGGCAGCTCTGTTAGCCAAGCTGGGAATTTCCGATGATGAAGCGAAGCTTTTATTGTCGTGACATTTCCACAAGGCACATTGCCGCGTTTGATTCAGGTTGCGCTCGCTGAGGTGGGCGTGATTGAAACCGGCAACAATGAGACAAAATATGGCAAGCACATGAAAGCTGACAAGCTGCCATGGTGCGGGTCATTTCTCAATTGGTGTGCTGATCAAGCTGGGATCAAAGTGCCAAATGTCGTAAATACAAGATTAGGTGCCGATAGTTTTAAAGAAAAAAACCAATGGCATGAATTGCCAAAAATTGGTGATTTTGTGTTTTTTGATTTTGATGCAAACCGGGTCGTAAGAATCAACCATGTTGGATTGGTCATTCGTGTTTCCGATACACAGATCGTGACAATCGAAGGCAACACCAGCGATGGTGGAGACCAGCGCAACGGTGGGGAAGTCATGATCAAGACCCGGAAATTGGGAGCAAAAACAAAAGTGGTCGGTTTTGGCCGTCCAAATTACGCACCATTTACCGGTGATTTACCGGAGCGACCAAAAGGAGAAAACAAATGAACGAAGCAAAAGCAATGGCAGCATCATGGGGTAGATCATTTTTGGCCGCGGTTTTAACACTTTACTTAGCTGGAGTTACTGATCCAAAAACACTATGGATGGCAGGTGTGGCAGCTGTGGCACCCGTCATTTTGCGATGGCTTAATCCAAAAGATTTAGATTTTGGAGCTGGCAAAAAATGAGTATGGAAAATTTTTTAACATTTTACTTGGCCACGCTTGGCATCATTGGTGGGTTGGCTGGCTATGTGATCACTCATTTACTCAACGAAATCAAACGCTTAAATTCGCGTGTTGATGAGATTTACAACATTCTACTTGAGCGATAATTGATGACATGGCAGCGAGAAAAGGCTCACGAAAGCGCGTGGCGGTAGTCAAGGAAAACGACTACACGCCATTGGAGCTTTATTGCATATCGCTGAATGAATATTATAAAGCTTTAAGAAAAGCTGGATTTTCGGTGGAATTAGCACTTGGAATTCTATCAGACAAAGAGGCCTATCCTGGCTGGATTATCCCAAAACCGATTGATCCTAACAAAATTGGATCAACCGAATATGAGGATGATGACGAATGAAAAAAATCGTGATTGTCTCAGATTTACAGGTTCCTTTTGAGGATCGGAGAGCGGTCACAAATCTAGCAGCATTTATCAAAGCTTTTAAAACTGATGAAGTCATAACAATTGGTGATGAAATTGATTTCAATACAATTTCAAAATGGAGTCGCGGATTAAGTGAGGAGCATGAACCTACCATTGGCCGTGATCGGGATCGATGTGTTGAGATATTGTGGGAATTAACCCGGCATGTGCCTGTGGCAAATATGGTTAGATCAAATCACACGGATCGATTGTTTAATTCAATAGCATCGCGTTTGCCAGCATTATTAGGTGCGCCCGAGCTTAAATACGAAAATTTTATGAAACTGGATGAACTTGGAATACAGTTTCACCGCAAACCGTATCAAATTGAAGGCACAAATTGGATTGCAATTCATGGTGATGAGCAAGGTACAACACCAAACGCGGGAGCATCGGCTTTAAGAGCTGCACGATTGCATGGTAAATCCGTTGTGCAAGGCCATACGCATCGTTTGGGAATTTCAACATTTACCGAATCAAGCGGCTATAGAGTAGGCCGTACATTGTGGGGCATGGAAGTGGGCAATCTGATGCGTTTTTCAGCTGCAAAATACACAAAAGGCACAGCCAATTGGACTCAAGGATTTGGAATTTTACGCGTTGAAGGCTCAAAAGTCAGCCCACAGATTGTCCCGATTGAAAGAGACGGTTCATTTATCGTCGATGGAAAGTTATTTGGTTGAGTAATCCATGGACGATTTTGATCTTGACATCCAGCTTACAATCGATGATGCAATCGATGAATCAGAATTGTTGCCATATCGGTTCGACACGCCGTAATTTGAGCGTAATTCTTGCATTTGTCGGCTTTTGATGTCACTCTGAATACACAGGTTGCAGGTTGCAACCTAGATTCGGGAGAAATCAAAAATGGTACTTGACCTGCTTGATGGCGAGACATTGTTTCGCTTGTTTGCTTTAATTATTTGGACGATCATGTCCATGGCCATTGGTTATTCAATGGGCTTTAAAGATGGAAAACGCGAAGGATTTTTGCGCGGCAAGACAGTTGGCCGACATGCTGCAAATGCGGTCAAAAAATGACCAATCTATCAAATTCAATAAAAATGGCAATTGCAACAGCTTTCGGTTGTCCACATCAAGCTGGTGGCCATGGTTGTGAATCCTGTCTTTCAAAGCACATTGCCGATGTTCTTGTCAAGGAAGTGGAGGCAAAAACAAATGAGCCTAGATAATTATGAGACGGTAGCTGAAAGAATTGAAAAATGGTGGTCGCGATATTTAGAAATTGGCCGCATTGAAACTGAGCTGATATTTTCAGATGGCAATCGTTATGTGATCAAAGCATCGGGATACCGTGAAATCACAGATTTGGTGCCTTTTGCCACAGGTTATTGCGAGGAAATCCGATCAAATGTAAATCGCCATCCACTAGAAAATGCGGAAACTGGGGCAATTGGCCGAATGCTACATAATGCCGGAATTTCAAAATTTAGCGATGGCATCCCACGGCCTAGTCGTGAGGAAATGAAATCTTTTGAAAATCGATTGACCGTGGTGCCTGAGATTGTGGAAAATCAAACCGATCCATGGGTTGTTCATTCTGTTAAGCAAGAATCTCATGCGCCAATGACATGCAAACATGGCGAAATGGCATTTAAGGAAGGCAGCAACGCCAAAGGACCATATTCGGGATGGGTTTGCAAGGAAACCGATCGCACACAACAATGTAAGGCGATATGGTTATGAGCGATTACATGGAAATTATAAATCCTCAGACCATGACCGGAAAGCTTTACTATGATGGTGATGTATTTGATGAATACAAAGTCGAGAGATGCGACAAATGCGATCAAATATACAAGCTGGATGGAGCTGGATACCAAAAATCCGACCCGGCAGAAAACATTATTTGGTTTTGTCAGAGATGTCGATAATTACACGGCTTCATGAAGTCCAATGCATGGTCGCAGCTATGCAACATTGTCACGATAGATCAGCCGATCATCCCATGCGCTTTCAACGCAATCTGTCATGGTTTGAATATGTGGCACAAATGGCAGAATCTATGGCAGCTGAATGGTTAGTAGCCATAAGGCTCGGGATCGATTATTCACCCGGCATTACATGGGATAAGAGCAAGGCCGATGTGGGTAACAACATTGAGGTCAAATGGTCAGCCAACCCAGCTGGCAATTTATGGATTCAAGATTCCGATCGTCATGATCGTGACATCGCTGTGTTGGTTACAGGCCAGCAAGAGCGTATGAAAATTATTGGCTGGATTCCGGTAGCTATTGCTAAAAAGCCACGATACCGAAACACATCCCAAAACAATTGGAGTGTGCCACAGATCAATTTACAACCCATTGAAACATTACAAAGGAGCATCCATGCACATACTCAACTTTGATTGCTCAATTTGTTCGAAGCTTTATGGAAAGTCAAAACAACGCCATGGCCTCAAGAAAGGTGCTGAATTAACAGAGCATGAATGGTTTGCACAATGCATGAGCTGTGGCACATTTGGCATCAAGATCGTCGATGATGCACGCATTGAGGAGATGTCATTGTGATTAAGTTATGCACAGGCTTTGTCCACAGGTGTGCGAAACCTGTTGGAATCGCCCAAAAATACGCTCGGTATTTGACAGCATCGTTACCATCTACACGAGGTAGCGAGCCGGTGAGCCGGATAGCTCGCGGCCGATGTTTGATGGTTTTGGCCGTGCTATGTCTTGTGGGAACAACACCGGCTAATGCAACAAAAGATGTGAAACCATCCGTTGATTATCTCAAGCTTTATGCACACTCAAGAATTGTGAACTATAAAGAATTTCAATGCTTTAATACATTGATTACAAAGGAATCTAATTGGCGTGTAAATGCAATCAATGGATCACATTATGGTTTAGGTCAAATGCGAAATCCTTTGTATCGTAATCTTGATGGCTTTCGGATGATTGATTGGAGCCTTAAATATATGACCCATCGGTATTCCGGATCGAGCTGCAAGGCATTGGCCCATTGGCAAAAGCATGGATGGCATTGATGTCAAGAGCATGGAAAGGTGGATCGACATCCAAGTGGCGTAAGTTGCGAGAGCTAGTGCTCAAGCGTGATGGTTGTTGCCAACAATGCGGTCAAACGGAAGGCCAAATGCATATCGATCATGTAATTCCAAAACGATTGAACGGCACCGATGATTTATGGAATTTGCGTCAATTGTGTCAAAAATGCAATTTAAGCAAAGGTGGTCGTTTTTTTGAAACAGATAGCACACCCCCGACTCTCCATGGTCTCTTTGTACCCCAAAACGAGTCAATAAGTCATGATTAGTGATGATCAGGTCATTATTGATACACCACCGGCTGAAATCGTCTCAGATCGGCTGGAATCGGTTTTTTTGCCGGTAACAGCTCCACGAATCCACTCACCGCTCAATGATTTGCCATCACGCGGCTTTGAATTGATCGATTTCGCTGATCAGATCATTGA